TATTTCTATTCTTAAAAAATGCCGCAAAATTAAACTTTATGAACTACCTGTCAAATACAGAATTTTTAAAGATATTTCCGATCATTTCCATTTTAAAAAAATGTCTAATGATATCGATCATAACGCTATGAAACAACATCTTAAAGTTCTCCAAATTCAATACTGCCAAAAACATAACATTTATAATTCTATCATTAGTGTCTCCTCATGGTTTAAAGACATTAAAGAGTGTGTCCATATTACCTCCCAAATACAAACTATTGAACGAGCTATTGATAATTATATACTTCTTGAAAGAATTTTAAATGAAGAATATTATACTTCCATTATTCATTTAAATAATTTTAAAATTATTCTTGACTTAGAGTCCGAATAATTGCTCAAATAACCCCTTACTCTTTCCTTGTCTCTTTGTTTGTCTATGTCCTTTTCTGTGGAAATACTTATCTCCTTTATGGGTAACGAAATCTTTTCTACCCTTTCGTGTTTTTGACGCCTTTCCTTTGTAAAATTTCTTTGATCTTCTTCTTTTTCCACCAACATTTAAATAAGCTTTCGGATCATAGTAATCATCTCCTTTTTTAAACGCTCTTCCTTTTTCCATTAAATCCACTCTACTATCTGGGTCTCCTTGCATAATAGGAGGAGAACGACTTCTTCCTTCTTCTGCAAAGGAAAGATCATTTCTTTTCATTTCTTCAGCATCTTGTCTTTTTTGTTCTTCTCTTCCCATTTCTATATCATCCTCTCCTCCTCTTTTTGCTCTTCCCATTGCTCTTGCTTTCGCTTTTCCTCTTGCTGCTGAACGACTTGCAGCTCTTCCCATTGACGCACTTCTTTTCATTGATCTTGCTTTTCTCCTTGCTTCCATTATATATTAGTTAAATAATTTTTTTTTATTTCATTGTCTAAATATACTTTCTTACTTATTGCTTTTATTATCTTATTTGTTTCCTTTTCATCATTCTCTATATCTGTCATTGAATTAAACACTAAACTTGTTAATTTATTTTGTAAATCCTCATTTCCTTCCCACCCTTTATTCGCATCCTTCCATTTATTTATCATTGTTCTTTGTTTTAACGCAATAGTCCTTATCCCTTGAAGCACCAAGAGCAATTCATTGTCCTTTTCCCATTTATCTGCCTCCTTCACATATAAGACTTTTCTACTAGAATCAGTGCAATGAATAGGTCGGTCAGTTATGTCTAGATTGTTCAAGCCATTAACTACCATATTTGCAATCGTTTTCGTCAATCCATTTTCAGCTGTATGATCGTATGTTTCATTAGTTATGGGTAATGTATCTATAAAATCTGTCAAATTCATAGCATTCTTGCAGTGCTCATTTAAAAACATTTGAATATTAAAGGTCTGATTGTTAAAACTATTATTATTATTACTCGCTTGATTCCCCCCCATTTTTGGCATATTCTCAAATGCCGTCTTTAAAATGTCTTGATTACTCAAAAGCATTTTTATCAAAAACTCTTTATCTATTACATCCAAGTCCTCTTTTTTACAAATCGTTTGCGATTTTTCTTCTTCATGTATCGAACACTTCTTCTTGTGTCTCCATAATCCAGATCTATCTGTATATTTTTTCCCACAATCACATGTAAACTGGTTTGGCGAGTTTTTTGGCGCGAAAAACGCCGAACGGGGCTGTTGGTAAGCGAGATTAGCAACACCGTTGCTAAATGTTGATTTTTGATGCTTTCTAGTAGAAAAATGTTTAATTAAATCACTTTCTTTATTACATACATATAGGCAATATTTACACTCATATTTTTTGGCGAGTTTTGGCGAGTTTTCGTTGCTAAATGTTGCCATTTCGTTGCTTAATATATCAACATACTATTTCTCTAAATACTTTAACTCAAAATATATAAAAATTTACAGTCACAAATTTTTTCACTTAAAAATCAAAATTAGACCATTATGCTCACAACCCATTTTTTACCAACTTTTCCAATCCTTTTTCCAAAAATAAAAAAACAACACAAAAATCTTGTGTGTTTTTTTTAAAATCTCAAATGACTTTTGAAAATTTGTGAAAATGTAAAATACCTACATATATCGATTACACACCGATATTTTTGACCTTTTTCCTTTACTACATCATGTAGATAAACAACTACATAATGTAAACAACCATATTTTATTTATAGGTCCAAAATATTCCCTTCATATGTAGGGACTATGTAAGTTTTATCCCCCTAAATTCCTGAGTCTATTTTTGCCAAATTCATCCGTGTATATTTGGGGATAAATATTGTCAATCTATATTTAGTGCCTTTTTTACAGTTCCTTTTTTTCAGTTTCGGCCTTAATTAAAAAAAAATTGAAGTGTTTTATTTTACTTTATACTAATTAAAACCTACCATGAACTCTGAATTGTATACTGTTCTTTCCACCGAACTTATTTCCAAATTGGATTCTTATATTGATAATAACCCTCCTTCTACTAATATAAGCGCTTTATCCAACTACCAAATCCCTATTTCTATTTCTAATCTTGAAACTATAAAAAAAACGAATGAACCTAGCTACATTTATGCAGGAGATTTTAGTAGCGGATATTACCATTGTAATTATTATAGACATTCCAATGGTAATATTTATGTTATGAACTTCTATATGCAAAAATTTGAACAATATTATTTGTTAGAAGAATGGGAAAAGCAATTGAAGAGATATGAAACATGGGTAAAAAGTTTTGAGGAATCTGACAAAACTACCCCAATCCAACAATATTGTATCAATTAAATACTATTAAAAAAAAAATTGAATTAAAATAAATATATTTTTATTACATATATATATTTATGTCCTCTAATAAAGAATCCCCAAAGAATACTACCACCTCCAAGACCGATCCCCAAGTAGTTCCTGGTTCTGGAGAAAAATTAATAAATAAACAAGTATACTCTCAAATGGATAATAATAATAAGAAGGCTGCTGATGTATTGGCTTCCAAAGGAACCGAGGCTGCAGTTGAATATATGTTTAAACATCCAGAAACAGGCCAGAAAATGGATTATGCCACTATGCGATATTATTATGGTTAAGTATTTTAATCATTCTTCTAGTAATAATATTAATTTTTTTATTAATATTATTTTTTCAATTACTTAAGAAAACATATTCTCAAATTCTTCATCTGTTTCAGGCACTTCCTTCCTACATTTATCAAGCACAAAAGAAGCCAACATGATATTATTCTTAAAATAACTATTTCTTCTAGACATTTGTTTCATTTCTTTAATGAGATTTTGACTTTGAGTCATCAAAATAGCAATTATATTTTTAAGTTGATTAATAGTTAAATCTTTATTATCTGGTTTTTCAGGAATAGGCAATGTTTTAAACATTTCAATTAAATCTTGAAGCTTATCAATCTCTTGTTGATAAGAAGGCGATACCTTAGGCTTTAGAATCTCTTTTAATACTTGCTCTCCATCTTCCTCTTCATTATCACTTTGTTTCTTTACTTCAACAGCCACCTTATTTCCCTCTAAAAAAGTCATATTTACATCATAATTATTCTCTTTTTTGGGTGGTTGCTCAGTATTATTTTCGGGTTTTTTAACCTCACATTTTTTTTCATGCTTTTCTAATGAGATTTTAGTCTTATATTTTTTTTCGCACTTTTTACACTGATAAATAATCTTGTTTTCCATTAAAAAATATACTCAATATGTATTTAAATATTTTTACTATAATATTATTTATGTAATTGGTCAATTATGATATTCCATTCCTAGCCAATGGTAATATCCTTCTAGGTATTCTTGCTCCCAAGGCTCTATTTCTTGGATTGCAGGATCATATCCCCCTTCTTCATCATTTATTTCTCTACAAATTTCTCTACAATAATGTCTACATGGACAAGCACATAAATGAGATTTAGGTAATGTTGTTGGGTATTCAGGCACAAACCCTTCTTTTAATTCTTTAATATTGGGTTTATTATTTTGATGCCTCTTACAACATTGACAATTCTGGAAATAATTAATTATTCTCTCTGCTTCATTATATCCCCATTCATCTTTAAAATTAAAACTTGTATATCTAGACATTAATTTAATAATTCCCTCTCTTTCCAGTTCTTTTTTTAATACTATCATTTTCTCTCTATGTAGAATTCCTCCATGGTCTTCTAATATGATATTAATTAATTCATCAGGTAATTTTGCAAATATAGATCTCATTATTTAATCTTATTTATCTATTTAGGATTAATTCAATTTTTTTAAATTATTAATATATAATGCTTAATATCAATCCGTCTACTTATTATTTTTGGGCTTCCATTACTAGTATTGGTTATGGTCTTTATGCTGCCGCACGATATTATTCTGTTTCTGGAGTAGACTTAATTACAGCCAAAGAAGCAAAGAAAAAAATAAAAAATGGAGAAATCAAATATATTATTGATGTTCGCACGAAATTAGAATGGGATGCTGGACACTATAAAGGTGCCAAACATATTCCTATTCAAGAAATAAATGCACAAAATACAAGCACATTGAAAAAAAATGCTGGGATTGTTACCTATTGTAACACAGGTCAGCGTGCTAGAGCTGGTGCTGAACGATTAAAAGCTCTTGGTTTTAAAAATGTTTATTATATTGATGGAACTTATTCCCAGCTTAATTAAGAAATAGAACCATTATCATCTCTTTCGGTAAAAGTTCTACAATATGTTTTTCCACATAATTGTCTTGGATTTTGAGGCCCCATATCCTCTCCACATTCCATACAATAATTTGTTTCTTCTTCTGTATCTGATTCTTCATCCGACCATTCCCCATAATCCGTCCAAGTACTTTGATCGTTATCAACACAATCTACACTACAATATTTATAATAATATTTTTTAATAGCAGGAGTTTTCTTACATATAATACATATACGATCCGTATTTACTGGAGACGAATATCTAGCCACACGACCGTAATACAAGTCAAAGTAATCTGGATCATTAATAATTCTACAAAAGTCTCTTGCCTCCTGTCTACATAAACATTGACAATCATCTTCACTGAATTTTCTATTAGATGGAGGATAATCTCCTCTATGTCCATTTTCTAAATCGGAAATATGTGGCTTATTTTTTTGATGCCTTTCACAACAGGCACAATTAGATAAAACCTCCATCATTTCTTTTATTTGTTTCCAGGTAAATTCCTTAATTAAGGACAAATAGGCAATTGGCACATCTTGAATGGAATTCAATACCTCTTGCACCTCTGGTGAAATATCTGGATGTGATGTTTCCTCCATTAAAATTTCTGGCTCAATATTCTCATTTTCCATCTCAATAGATTGTTTGTTTTCAAGTTGACTTGACATGACCCTAGTTAATACCATAACCGTTATAAAAAAAATTACTTCAATTTTTTATTTAATTATTAGTGCCTTTTTTTCAGTTCTTTTTTTTAAGTTCCTTTTTTTAAGTTAACTTAATCATCGCTAATTTTTGGAGCTAAGTAAAATCTCATTTTATTTTTTTCATCATTTCCTATATTATATATCAATTGTATTGGCAATTCAGGACTCATATGAATTTCTACATTGCTACTTAGCTTATGAAACTGACACATATGTGTAATATATTTAATCGCAAAACTAGACTCTACTGTTTCTCCTTCTACCACCGCTAATAGTTCTATATTTTCCATATCTATTTCAACTTTCATAGAGCCTTCTGTAGAATTGCTTTTTAATAACAACTTCTTATCATCACAAGAAATATCAAGAGTTTCACTAAATTGACTCAATGAATCTAATGTAGACTTGAATTGAGAAGATTTCATTATTATATCTACTTCATATTCGGTTTCAGGAATAGTTAAACAATCAACTTCTATGTCCATCAAGGGCAAGGCAAATATATTATTAAAGGCACCTTTTTCAATTTTGCTAGTAATATGAATATCTAAGTTATCCCCTTCTTGTGATTCCAATTTAATAGTATGAAGGTTAGTCCAAATATTCAACATTTTATTAAATATAGGTAAATAAATACCAAATCTATGTTCTAATGTATTGTTAAATTCCGGATTCCATACATCAAACCACGATCCTTGCAAAAACAACTCATATACACATACATGGGAGTCATCCATTCCTTGTAAATACATTTTATCTTCATCAATGAAGATACAAACTTTATCAGTAAAATTTTTTAGATGCTTGAAAATGCTAATAAAAGATTCGCATTTCTCAGTGTCTTGAATTTCGATTCTCATTATGATTGTATTATATCTTTAATTTTAGATACTTTTTAAAATCAATTTTTTTATTTAAATAAAAAACATTGTATTACTTAAACTTTTTTCATAAATTAATTTGATTTAATACTACTTATTAAGTTCTTATATTTCCCCTCTTCTAATCTTAATTCAACAGCATGTTCCGTTTTTTCTTCAATTTGTTTTAATTCATCAGGTTGTATATTATATTTATCTAATATAGATTTAATTTGTCCATAGGTAGTATGGTCTCTAATTATTTCTCCGTTACAATTCATAACATTTCCAATTTTTATACTTCTATATATTTTTTGGTTATTTGGATCCAAAGCATTGGTGGTTTTACTCCAACCGTTTTCTCTTTCATCATGACTTCTAACCATTAATCGTTCAATATGACTGGACATCTTTTATTAATTATTAATACTATTTATTATTTAATAATTAATTTCAATTTTATTATTAATTTAAAAAAAACATAAAGATGGATTACTTAAATTGGACTGTTTGGATCTAAATCTTGCAGGATTAAATTGTGATCTGGTAATAAAATAATTAGGTCGTGCTGTTCCAGGGTCTAATTTTTGATTGACACCATGTAAAGATTTATTTTTTTGTTCTAGGGGAAATGGGAAAGCATTAGGTTTTTTAGGAGTATTTTTAATGTTAACTATAATGATTGAAGTTGAAGCTGGACTAGTATTTTCGGTTATATTAATAGTATAAACTTGATTATTACTTTTACATCCTTCTGCTGTAGAAAATATTAGTGTAGAAATTGTTAGTGTTCCATTAGTTTCGTCTATAGTAACTGAAGTAGGAATCTCAGAAGGAGTAACTGAATTTAATGTGTAAAGTCCGGCTCCAGTTGGAGAACCTGGTTTAGTT